GAGTTAGATTTGTATTTTAATCTATTAATTGAACAAAATAATGCTTACTTATTACTATTTGATGATCCCGAATTTCAAGAATCGTTAGATTTAAAGCTAATAGAAGAGTCTAGAAAATACTATACGAATATTTTAGAACTTTTTATTGATTGGGAACTATTTGATTATGTGGAAGATATACATTTAATTCTTATTAATTTAGAAATATTACAAGAAAAATTAAAAAAATAGTTGCCTTTCTGTTTAAAAAACCTTAACTTTTTGTTCATTAACAATTTAAAACATAGCAAATTATAAAAAATGATTAATGTATATGCCCTTAAAGGTTGTGACAAATGCACAACATTAGTTAACGAACTTAAGGTAGAAGGAATACCATACCATGTTATCTATGATGAAGATAACGAAGAGCTTTTTGATGAACTAGAAGAAAGATTAGATTGCTTTAATTATCCTATAGTCGAGGTTCATCCTAATAAACTTTTAGATATGAATACTTTTAATAAGTATATCGTACCTAATATATGTAAATCTAAGAAATCATATGTTATACCGTATGATGAAGTATATGATATAATTAACATACTTAAAACAATATAATGAGACACAAAGAATTAATATCGAAAAGACTAGAGAATGTAGACAATGAACTTACCGGTTTAGGATCCCTTCTTAATTACGCTAAAACTGTAACTGAGATAAAAGATAAAATATGGGAAATCAAAGATAAGTTAAAAGATATACAAACCCTAATCAATACTGAAGGTGATCAGTGGAACTAATCTAAAAACAAATAGTTATGAACTTTACAGCAGAACAGATACAGGAAAACTATGAGGTTTTTCAATCAAATATTTTAAATCATATTTCTTCTCCCAGAAAAGAACAATTATTAGAATTTTATAAACAAAGAGAAGAGATATTAGTATTAGCACCAGCATCTTCTAGAGAAGCATATCATAGCGCCTTTCCAGGTGGATATGTAGATCATGTTAATAGGGTTGTTAGAGCTTCTATAGATTTATATGAACTATGGAATTCATATAGAGAAATAGATACATTTACTAAAGAAGAATTGGTATTTGCAGCTATTAATCATGATCTAGGTAAATTAGGAGTAGGTAATAAGCCTAGTTATATTCCTAACGATTCAGAATGGCATGTGAAGAATCAAGGTCAGATATATAAAACAAACTCTGAATTACCTTTCTTTACAGTTCCTGATAGAAGTTTATTCGTTTTACAGCAAGCAGGTATACCTTTCTCAGAGAATGAGTACTTAGGTATTAAATTACATGATGGATTATATGATGATATGAATAAACCATATTTAATTTCATATAATGTAGAATCTAGATTAAGAACTTCATTACCTTTTATATTACATCAAGCAGACTTTCTAGCTTCTAGAGTAGAATGGGAAGATCAATGGTTACATAAATTAGGTAAAAAACAAGAACCAAAAACAAATAATTATAAATCAAACAACGGATACTCTAAAGGTCCTTCTCAACAGGCTTATAAACAACTAGCTAATAAGAATCAAGGATTAATGGATGCATTTAAAAACATTTAAAAAATGGAAACTTTATTAAACATAGCATTATGGGTGCTAACAATTTTAGGTTATGTAATTTATAATCTATATTCTAAAAACGTTAAATTAGAGCAGATGGTTCTAAATCGTGATCAAACTTTAAGAAATTTAAGTGATATTATTAACGAATCCGATAAGGTATTAAAAGATGTTGACCGTTTAGGAGCATTCCAGAGTGATGATGAGATTGGTTTCTTCTTTAATACTGTTAAAGCAATACAGGAAACTCTAAATGATTTCACTACGAATAACTAAATATGACTATTGAAACAGGATTAATAGAGGAGAAGGAAATATTATTAACTCAAAAAGGTGAAATTAGGAAAAGAAAACCTAAACAATCTATATTATATTTTACTCAAGAAACTGAAGATGCTATTATACAGTATTTAATAACAGAAGATGAAGTTGAAAGGAATAGAATATATAATGAAAAAATAGATTATGCTTTTCATAAACTCGCAGAGAATATAATTCATACTTTTAAGTTCTATTATACAGAAGTAAATACTATAAACGAGCTCAAACACGAGGTCGTTTGTGTATTATTAGAGAAGCTATCCAAATATAAACAAGGTAAAGGAAAAGCCTATTCGTATTTTGGAACTATTGCTAAACGATATCTTATTGTATATAATACTAATAACTATAAAAAATTAAAAGGTAAAGCTACTTTATTAGAAGTAGATGAAGATAAGAATATAACAGATAATCTTATTAAAACATATGATGTAGATGTTGATCCTGAAGAAAGCCAATTAATAAATCTATATATTAACTATATAGATACTAATCTATTTAAAATATTTCCTAAACAAAAAGAAGCTAAAGTAGCTGATGCTATTATGGAACTTTTCCGTAAAAGAGAAAATATAGACGTGCTTTCAAAAAAAGCAATATACATTTATATAAGAGAGATAACCGATTCCCCTACTCCAGTAATTACTAAAGTAATAAAAACTCTAAAGGAGATTTATATTAAAATCAATAATAAGTACCAGGAACACGGTTATTATTCCGAAAATATTTAAAATATCCTATTTATTTAAAAAGTATTATGGAATTTGAACAAGAAATATTCAAAGGCAAAACCTTTTCCTCTTTACTAGAAGATATCTATAAGAATAGTAAAAATAAAGAAAAACAGATTCGTGACATGATCCTTCAGTTGAAAGATATGATAACTGAACCTGGCGACGCTATTATGCTAGTTCCTCTATTACAAGGATATATGGAAGCAGGTATCAAAAATGATGAAGCTCTTATTAAGATGGCAGGTATAGTTCAAAAAGCTATGAATGCAAGTGCAGGTTCATCAGATAATAGTGATTTCCTTACCGATAGGGATAAAGAATTATTATTTGAAGAGATAAAGAACATTGATAAAGAAATTCCTAGATTAGCTAATTAATTATAATGACCTGGGATAATTCACAATACGGATTAAATAACAATGGTTCGCAACCAATATCTATTATTATAGCTAGGGTAACGAGAATTATTTTAGATAAAATAGATATAAATGACCCTATTAATAAAGATTTTAAACAATTAGGAGAATGGGGAGCAGTAGGATGTATAAATTTTAGTATATTATATTCTAGTAAAGATTCTGGTAATCAAAAGTATTCAAACCTTATAGCTAAACCTCTATTTTCTAACATAAAACAATACCCACTTGTAGGAGAAATTGTTCAAATCACTAACGGGCCCTCAACTGGACTAAATGATAGAAAAAGTAAACAAGACTATTATTACAATACCCCATACAATACCTGGAATTCAGTCCATCATAACGCATTCCCAGATTTAAGAGAGTATGCTGAATTTGTAATAGATAATAAAGTTCAGTATAATCAAGTATCTCAAGGTAATACACAAGGTAATATTTCAACTCCTGCTGACTTTCCGTTAGGAAAAACTTTTAAAGAAAAAGATAGTATAAAAGATCTACTTCCTTTTGAAGGAGATATAATATTAGAAGGTAGATGGGGTCAATCATTACGTTTCGGAAGCACTATCCCAGGTAAAGAGAGAGTCAATATTTGGAGTAATGGTAGTGAAGCAGGTGACCCTATAACTATAATTAGGAATTACCAAGGTAATCAATCGGTAAAAGAAGGATATGTACCAACTGTAGAAAATATAAATACAGATGGATCTTCAATATATCTTTGTCATAATCAAGAGATTAACCTGCAAGATTTAGGTAAATTTCCATTAGATACATTTAAAGCAAAATTACAAATAACAGCAGATAAAACTATTCCACTACAAACTAATCCTGTTATGAATGATACTACATCACCAAAACAGCAAGATGAAAAATCATTAGAATACGCACAAATATCAGATAATAACGTTAAAAATGGCTAGAGAAGAATATACACCCGTATTTCCATATAAAGGTGATCAAGCTATTATATCATCTGGAAGAGTATTATTTCATGCTAAAGATGATTCTGTATTTATTTTCGGTAAAAAAGCTGTAGGAATATCTAGTGTCGGAGTTGTTAATATAGATAATTATGAAGGTACAACTATTAACTCCCCTAAGATAGAATTAGGCTTAAATGCTAAAATTCAAGGTCAACCAGTATTATTAGGTAAGGAAACTAATAGAATACTATCTGATGTATTAAGAGATATTAACGGTGTAGCAGCAGCCCTAGCTTCTATATCAAAAACTGGTTTAGCAGCAGCGACTATTAGTATAGCAAGTGAATCAGAAAAATTAAGAGCAACCACTGAAAGATATATTGATTATCTAGATAAAAAAGATGTTGCAGGAGAATCTATAGCACGTAATCTTTCAAAAATAACATTCACTCGATAATGTCAAATACTCCGCCAGTATCTAAAAAAACTATAAGGGCAATAAAAAAGGCTTTACAAATTAAACCTAAATTACCCTTCTTTACACCTACTGCAAAAGGTGCAGAATCTAAAATTCTTATTATTAATAAAGCTATTGCCACTATTGGTTCAAAAATAGAATTAATATATGCAGGAGATTTTTCTAAAGATACCGGAATAAAATTTCCTGGTAGTAAAGAAAAAATAAACGGTATTATGCCAATACTATTTGCTCTTAATGAAGTAGATTTCTGCAATCTTACCAATTACATTCTTAATAAATTAGCCCTAGAAGATACAGATAATCCATCCGGCGTAGAAAAGACTGTTACCAAATTACAAGATAAATGTAAAAAATTACTTAATGTCATAGATTCTATATTAATTAATTCAGATTCAATTAATAATAATACAGTAGAATTAAAAGATATAGTTAAAATTAATGAGAAAATTACAGGCATATTAGCTAATCCAGGAGACGACTTTACAATATCTAATATAGATGAATTAGCAATATTAAGAGCTAATCGAACAAAATATACTAAATTAAATAGTAAATTTAAAGAATCATTATTAGTTTTAAGAGACTTTACACAGGAAATAGGTTCAATTATAGATGATCCCGATGTATTATCTCTAATACCACAGCTATCACAAGGTAATAATTTTATAACTGATTTTATAAATAAATTAGATAAAACCTTTACCCTAGAAAATATACCTAATGAAGAATTACGTAAGATAGTTGATAAGATAAAAAAACTAAGAGCTATTTTATCTTTAATAATCGGAATACAAAGTGCAGGCGATGCCTTAGCAGCAGCTCAATCATTAACAGGATTAAACGTACAGAAGCAGTTAGATAAAGTACAGAAAAGTTTAGATGTAGGTAGGATTATACCTCTTATTAAAAAAATATCTTCTTTTATTAATAATATTAATCAAGTAGGTCAAAAATTACTTAAATATATAAAACTAACTCTTATATTTGTAAAACTAGCAACTATATTAGTAAAAGTATTTAAAGCAATAATCAAGTTATTCAAAAGATTACCCTTACCGTTAAAGTTTTTAATGTTCGGTAAAGCTACTAGATTAAATGCTACATGGCAAGATGCAGTTAAGAAAATAGATGAACAAATTGATAGATTAGAACAATTATCAAATTTAATTAAAGAAATTTATACATTCTGTCAAAACTTAACTATAAAGTTACAAAATATTAACAATCAATTACAAATATTACAAACTAACTTACAGCTATGCGAAACTACTAAAGACTCACCAATAGTAGATGAAATAATAGCTACCCGAAATAAATTAGTAAATACAATAGAAGAAATTAATTCTTTTATAAGTAATTATAATGAAGCTACTAATACTAATTTAAATACTTTCGGCGGATTTATATTACAAATTCAAGAAGAAGAATTAGTAGATCAAGGAATAAAATACAAAAGAAGAAGAGGTGTTGCTCTAGATAGTGCAGGTATTATCGTAGCTCAAACAGATCTTACGTTTGCAACAGATACTAATATTATTATTGAAGAGCTAAAACTAAAATTACAAAACCAAGGATTGGCACAATCCCCAGGTACTACTAATTCCGGATTTCCAGATTTAGATCAATTAACAGCTGATCTGACTATAGATTTTGATTTTATAGATCAAGATACTGAAGAAGATGATCCAGAATCTAGGGAAATACAAAATGAGTTAGATTCTGTACTCGACAGTATTAAAGG